TCAGTACCATTCTTGTAACGGTAACGCCACAAATACTTCATGATGTTACCCTGTAAGTAATATTCAAAGCCATCACCAAGTGCGGCAGATATAGCATCAATACATTCAATGCCAGATTCGTTGTAATGTGGTGGGCTATTCACCATGTCCACATTACCATACGCTTCTTTACCTGCTTGTTCGGCTCTGTCTTCTTGTGACTTTTTCATAATGTTCATATAGCTGGTCATTAGGCGTTCCCCTTTGTCTTAGTCCTGAAATTAAGATGCACAACATTATCTTCTACGTGAGTAACAGATACGTTGCTATCTTCGTCTTCTGGTTCAAGTTCGTCTATAAAGTTCTCTATATCAGAGATAAGATTAGGGTGTTCTTCCATGTATGCAACAGAACAAGCAACTAGTTGAGACAAATGCATCATACCATTGTAGCTATCGCTATCTAATGGGTTATCTTTGTCTGTCATTATAATAACTTCTAGTTCACCTGTCCAGCTATTTTTTTCATCAACTTTAGGGATAAGGTTTATTGAAAATGCTCTCTCACTATACATCATATTTCTAGTCCTTTCTTGTCTGCTTCTATAACTCTTGGATAATTATCCGTTCCTTTTTCTTTTAGCCATTTCTGTGGTATAACACGTGTAGCATACTTAAAACCATGTTTTTCACACCACGCAGCGTATGTGGTTTTAGACCTTGCACTTATCTTATTTTCTGCATTATCAAAGATAAATCGTATGTCTAAGTTAGGATGCTGCTGCTTTATCCTAATATGTTTTGCTCTATCGCTTGGTCTAAACCACCCTTTTGTTTCTATAATTATCCCATTGTCCAGAATGAAGTCAGGCAAGTAGGATGCTTTACGTATAACGTAATACTTTATTCTTACCTTTTCGTATCTAAACTTTTTCTTTATTTGACGCAAGCACTTGGCAACGTACAGTTCTAGTGTACTTCTGAACCCTGCCTTCTGTGCTTGGTCAAGAGTAAGTTTCTCAATCTTTAGTTCTGACATTTAACTCAACGTAAGGAACTATTGGTGGCTCTTTTGCGTCTGACATTACAGATGGTAACTCTTGCAAGTTAGGCCAGCAGTCAAAGCGATAAGAACAGAAAGAGCAATTCTTATTGAGAACCAAGTTGCCTGTCTCTTTCTTACGAAATGTTTCTTTAACTGGTTCAAAACAACGCTCAAATTTATTCTCGTTTACCTTCTTAACTGTAGCATTAATCTTGTCTACTTCTGCGTCAACATCAATAGACGTTGCAGGTACGTACTTAAACGAACCTCTTGCCTTATTAACTACCCACCAGCCACCTGCTTTCTTTCCCGATGCTTTTGCATACCCTGCAAGCTGTGCAACATATCCAAAGGAATCATTGCTTGCCAGAGTGTCATAGGACTCGAACTTGTGCTTGTATGACCAGTCTGATGCTGATTTAATATCATCAACTGCATCCCGAATGACAATATCATATGACCCAGAAATAGAAGTATTAGGCAAATCCAGAGAGACCTTTTCAGTATCTTCATATTGAACTCCCGCTTCTGTTAGTAAGCCCTTGAATACAGCCTCTACAATATCACCAATCATCATATTCATGACGAAAGTATTTGCTTTAGGTTGCGCCAACTCAGGCTTGTTTTTCTCATACCATAATTGGCATGTTGGCCTTCCTACGTTTGACATACGCAAGCTAAACTTTTTCTTCTCACGCTTACCAAACTGTTTACGTAATGCTTCCATTACATCCCTGCCGACCTGTTGAATGGTCTCCTCAGACATATCAGATGCCCCGTTAGAGGCATCCGACATATACTTGTGCAGAGCAATTTCTGCTGGGTGGTTCATTACGCTACCTCGTCATCAATTTCAACATCAATGAAGTCTTCCACAAGTTCTTCATCTTCTGATGACATCAACCTTTCTTTGATTTGCTCTTGTTTAGCATCCCATTCCTTGTAGATGTAGTCGTTGTAGTTCTTTACCCACTCAAGAAAATCACCGAAACGATTGTGGTCATCATCAGTAATCTCATGTGTTACATACATATCTGCTGAACAGATAGGTGTGTAGTAGCTAGAACCATTAGGAAGGTCATTCTTCTTAGGCTCATCGAACACAATGTCGTACTGCAAAGGAATGCGTTCTTGCTGTGCAAACTTCTTGAATGGCTCACCAACAGTATTGAATGCTTCTTTGTTATCAATCTCCCAAATAAATGGGTGAGTGATATCACCTACGATTTCACCGTCTGCGTTCATAGCCTTTTCCAAAGTAACTACACCAAACAGAACACGTACCCGTTTAATCTGACGGATAAGGTCTTGCATGTCTGCAGGAAGGGCTTTGAAGTCTTTGATGTAACCAGAAGGCTTACCACAGTTTACTTTACCTGTGTTATCCTTCAAGTCCATATTTAAACTCTCTGCCATAATGGTACGATGAAAAGTACCCTTTGGCTCACCCGGCTTTGGGTTTGAGAATGAGATGTATCTACGTAGCATGAAGCGTTGTAGAAACGGACGGATACGTGCTGTTTTACTGTAGAAGAACTCAGACTTGTCTCCATCAATAACCTCAAGGCGATATGTACCACCCTCGATTACCTCTACGTTAGTCATGCGACCCTTAATCTCAGTTTGACCCATAACTGGCTGATGCCATAGACGCAGACGATTAAGAGTATTAGACTTCTTCTGAGAAGAACCCTCAGACTGCATACCCATCATCTTTGCCATAGCAGCATAGTTATTAGTGTCAATTGTCGCTATATCATTCATGTTTTTTATCTCCTTCTTTTGTGAAAGTTTGGTAGTTATATCAGATTACATCTTTCGTGTCAAGCCAATTTGGGCCAATTTTAGCTTCCAATAACAACGGAACATTAAAGTCTACACCCCACCTCTGGGCAATCAAATCTTTTAGACTTCTGTTTGCTGTATTGATAACTTCAATCACTGCCTTCTCTTCATCGGGATGAACATCAATAACAATGCTATCGTGTACAGTATTTACCACACATGACTTCATGTTGTCAAGCAGTTTATCAATATGAATTAAACATATCGGAACAATGTCTGCTGTGGCAAAACTCTGCACAGGATAATTCTTTATCTGGGTAAAGTGAGAAACAGTACCGTTAGTGCGCCTATAAACGTCAGGAAACGAGAACTCACGTCCAGATGGTGTTTTTATGCGTTTGGTGTTCAACGCCTCTGTAGCAAGCGTCTGATGCCACCGGGCAACCCCCTTATACTTCTTTGTAAAGTGTTCATAGTACGCAGCTTCCGCAGGTGTTCTGCCATAGCCAGTTGCTCCGTAGAGTGGTGCGAATGTGTGTGCTTTCGCAGTTTGTCTATCCGTCTGTTGACCAGCATCAGTAATAACGGAAGCGGTGTATGAGTGTACATCAAACCCTGTAGATACTTCTTCAATTGCTACTCCATCTTGTGAAAGGTAAGCGGCAGCACGAAACTCTAGCTGTGCAAAGTCAGCCTCAAGTATCTTGCCACCATCCCAACGTGATACAAATACTTTCTTAACAGGGAAAGTACCACCACGTGGCATGTTCTGCATGTTTGGGTCAGCACCAGAGAAACGTCCTGTTGCTGTCCTGTGCTGTAGCAATCTAACGTGTAGCTTGCCATCAGCTTTGGTGTGTGTCGCAATGCCATCAACAAATGATGACAGGTATGTCTCAACAGCAGATAGTCTGCGTACTTTTGACAGAAACTCTACTGCATCCGTCATACCCTTTGCTCTTGCTACATTTTCCAATGTCTCAAGGTTTTGTTTACTGGTGGTAAAGCCATTAGCCGATGCCCATTTAGCTGCAGGTGGCTTGAACTTTAGACCAGCAAGTTCATTGGTAGGTATAAACTTGTACCCAATAGTATTGCACTCAACGCATCTGTTTGGCTTGGCATATGGTACACCATTCTTTTTTACCTTATGTATATAACCCTTACCATGACAAGCTTTACATTGTACTGCACGTGTCTTATACATTCTTTCTGTATGTGTGTCAATTAAATCCCTAAACTCTCCGTCACGCATATATGGGTCTGTACTGTTTGCCCATAATGTTTTGTCTTTTACCTTGCGTGAATAGATAACCCAAGACAACTGCTCTGGGCTGTTTAGATTGATAGGTGTATCACCCATTAACTTAGCCAAATGATTATTTAGATTTGCTATAAGTTCTGTACGTTCATTCTCAAACTCTTTACGCACTTCCTCTAGCTTATCTTTATCAACAGTAAACCCACGCTGATACATTCTAGCTAGTGTAACACATACCTGATTAGTAAGGTCTACAGTACCTAAAAGTCCGGCATCTGATGAATTGAGACGATAAACAATTTTGTCAGACAGTTGCTGTGTTGCGTTAAGGTCAGCAGAGAGGTATTCAAATAATTCATCATGTGGTATGTCACGTGTACTTACTCCTTTCTTAAAATATTCCTTGAGTGTGTCTTGCTTCTTCGTGTCCAACTCATAGCGTTCTGCACAAGCCTCAAGAGATAGAGGCTCTTTAATACCACGCTGTAGTACATACTCAGAAAGCATCGTGTCAAACACAGGACCGTCATACTTGAAGCCCGACTCCCACAGCCACAGCAAGTCGTGTGCGGCATTGTGCATAATAAGAACAGTAGCCTTGTCCAATTTAGACTGCACCATTTTGTGACCGTCAGGAGTTGGCTCACATGAACTATGGTCAAAGGTTAC